TGATCCTGATTCGCCTTTAGCTGCTGCTCACAGGTCTTGCAACAGTAGGAGAGGAAACAAGCCACTTGCTAAGAGTTAGAGCCTGTACGACCCCCTGGTGGCCCTATGTGGGGGTAGGTAGAGCCTTGCCAAAACACAGGGATGTATCACCCCGACGAAATGCTTTTGTGCATCTCCGCAGTTCAAAACCATCGGGGGTAAGCTAGTTCCATGCCTAACCCACCCAAGCCAGCCGAGCTAAAGATGATTCAAGGCAATCCTGGCAAGCGAGCAATACGCACAAATGACGCTATTGCCCCACTGGAATACGGCTACATCGAGCCACCGATTGAGCTTGGTGAAGTAGGCAAAAGATTTTGGGACTCAATCTTTGGTGCCGGTGAGCTATGGATCTCAATCAAGACAGACACCCAACTTGTCCAGCTAGTGTGTGAGCAACTTGACAGGCGTGAGCTAATCAAAGACCAGATACAAGCTGACCCGACAGACCCGACTTGGTACCGACAAGCCAATGAGGTTGAAAAGGCTATTGTGACTGGACTGAGCTTGCTCGGTTTCAGCCCTGCTGACCGCACACGCCTTGGCCTAGTATCTGCCAAGACCAAGACCAAGCTAGAGGAAATCATTGCCAAGCGAGAATCTAGGAAGTAGCTGGCCACCAGCCTGGCTAACCCCTGTACCTCAAGAGGCAATAGATCGTGGCGATGGTGACCTTGCTATTGAGTTTGCTGAGGCTTTTGGCACTATTGGTAAAGACGGCATTGCTGGCAGGACAGGTGAAGCCCTAAGACTTAGACCTTGGCAAAAGGAACTTGTAAAGCGTATCTTTGCCAGAGATGTCAATGGTGGACTGTTGGCAAGAGTGGCTTTAGTCGGCACTCCAAGGAAGTCAGGCAAAAGTGCCTTGGCCTCAACGCTTGCCCTTTACAGCTTGATTGCTGAGGGCATTGAGGGTGGTGAGGTTGTAGTTGCTGCTGCTGAAAAGGAACAGGCTCGAATCATCTTTGGTGAGGCTAAGAGGATGGTTGAGTCAAGTGAACTGTCTGAGATGTGCACCTTGTACCGAGATGCAATCTATGTGCCATCAACTAACTCTGTGATGAAAGTGCTGTCTGCTGAGGCTTACTCCAAAGAGGGTCTGAATGTTAGCCGAGCCATTGTTGATGAGATCCACGCTCACAAGACTAGAGAGCTGTTTGATGTGCTGTCTTTGTCTATGGGAAACCGAGGCAAGCTAGCACAGCTCTTGGCAGTCACCACAGCAGGACAAAAGACCGACATGACCGGACAAGACTCTATTGCTTACAACCTGTATCAGATGGGCAAGCGAGTAGCCACAGGCGAGATAGTTGACCCTAGTTTCTTTATGGCTTGGTGGGAAGCAGCACCAGAGGCAGACCACAGGCTTGAGTCAACTTGGGAATCGGCCAACCCTGGCTTCAACGATCTAGTAGCTAAGGATGACTTTGCCTCAGCAGTGCTCAGGACACCAGAGCCAGAGTTTAGGACTAAGCGACTAAACCAATGGGTAAGCTCGCTCAATGGTTGGTTGCCAACAGGTAAGTGGGAGCAACTTGGTGCCGAGATTGAACTAGATCCAGACCAGCCTGTCATTGTTGGCTTTGATGGGTCTTTCAATGGTGACTGCACAGCCCTTGCTTACTGCACTATTCCTAAAGATGATGAGCTACCTCATGTTGGGCTTATTAGGATCTGGGAGAAACAGCCAGAGGATACCGATGACTGGCGTGTTAGCACCTCGGAAGTCGAGGATGAGATTATTCAATTTTGCCAGAAATACAATGTAAAAGAAATTGCCTGTGACCCCTTTAGGTGGCAACGCACTATGGAAGCGATGCAAGACCTTGGGCTACCAGTGGTGGAATACAACTCAAGCTCACCATCTCGCATGGTGCCAGCTTGCTCTAAGGTCTACCAGGCTGTGACGGAAGGACAGCTAACCCATGACGGAAACCCAACACTTGCTAGGCATCTCACTAATGCTGTTATCAAGACAGACCGCTTGGGACCAAGAATAGTAAAAGAGCACAGAGGCTCACCTCGAAAGATTGACGCTGCTGTGGCTGCCATCATCGCCTTTGATAGGGCAACAGTTGGTAGAGTAGAGGCTGAGGAACTTACTCCGCAATTCTTTATTTAGGTTGGTAATGACAGCGACAATCCTACAAGCTATCGGCATCTTTACTATCTCACTAGGTGCAGGTCTGATCTACCCACCAGCAGGTCTTGTCTTGCTTGGTGCTGGTGTCCTCGTATTCGGTTTAGCTATTGAGCGAGGTAAGTAATGCTACGCAATCTTTTTGAACAGAGAGCTATCAGCTTTCAAACAATCTGGGGTGCAGGTGAGCCTTGGGGTATGCAGTCCGAGGCTGGTGTCAATGTCACCACTAAAAAGTCTTTTGAGATTGTTGCTTTTTTCTCTGCTGTCAGCCTTATCTCTGACACCATCTCGACCTTGCCATGTGGGGCTTATCTTAGGATTGGTGCAACTCGCCGACCTTTGAACCCTCGACCAGTTTGGTTAGACCAGCCGGACATTGACCTAAGCACAAGGGCTGCTTTCTTTCAGCAGGTCTTTAGTTCTTTGCTGGTACATGGCAACTCTTACACTCGTGTCTTTAGAGATGCACAGGGGCAGATTGTCAACCTTGTAAACCTCGACCCTGAAAAGATGGACATCGAGCGTTCAGCAGTAGGCAGAAAAGTTTACAAGTATCAAGATGAGGGCCGACTACTTACCAGCGATGATGTCATCCACATTGTTGACCTAATCCTGCCAGGTGAACTAAAAGGCTTGTCAAGAGTTGAAACACTAAAGCAAGCACTAGGACTAAACATTGCCCTCAGCGATTACGCTGCTAGATTCTTTGGCACAGGTGCATCAGCTCAAGGTGTCATCGAGTTCCCAGGCAACCTAACCTCAGAGCAAGCCAAGCAACTAGCTGATGGCTTTGACTCTCGCCACCGCAACGGATCACGCAGGGCACACAAGACTGGTGTGCTATCCGGTGGGGCTAAGTTTGTCAACACTGGCACAGACCCAGAGGCAAGCCAAGCACTAGAGTCACGCAAGTTTGCAGTCGAGGAGATTGCCAGAGCTTTCAATGTGCCACTTCACCTGCTAGGTGTGCCAGGCACAGCAAGCTACGCATCTGTTGAGCAGAACAACTTGCAGTTTGTTTCAATGACCCTTAGACCACTAGCCGAAAAGGTTGAGGCAGCGTTCTCACGCTTACTACCTGGTGATGCCTTTATCAAGTTTCAGTTCAATGACCTACTAAGGGCAGACCTTGCAACAAGAGTCCAGTCCTACTCGGTTGGTACTCAGGCAGGTTTCTACTCAACAAACGACATCCGCAGGCTTGAGGATCTTGAGCCAGTTGAGCAGGGTGACCAGTACCGAGTGCCACTTGCCAACATCTCACTAGCTGATACCGAGGTTGTTGCTCAGGATAAGCGAGTGCTAATGGCTAACCGATTGGTCACAGCAGGATTCAAGCCTGAGCAAGTACTTGCAGCTCTAGGATTACCAGCTATCGAACACACAGGTGTACCAAGCGTAATGCTGCAAGGTGTGGCTCAGATTGACCCACTAGATCCGCAAGCACTTTACGAGGTTGACTAATGGCATTACAAACCAAACAAGTCACAGTAGGCACAGCATCAGTTCAGATTCTTGGGCCGAGCAATAACCCCATCCATGTGATCTTGCACAACGGCAATAAGTCAAGCAACGAATACATTTGGTTTGGTGGGGGTGCAGCAGTCACCACTAGCACAGGATGTCACATAGACAACAGCGAAACTTATCAGCTAGTGCTTAGACCTGGCAACTCACTTTGGGCAATTACCGATGCAGGTACTAAACCACTTCATGTTTTATGGCAGGACAACTAGGTGCCATACTTCATCTCACAAAACACAGACTGCCCTGACTGGGCTGTAGTCAAAGAGGATAACTCAGTCGTATCCTGCCAAGACTCAAAAGACTCTGCCATTGCACAGATGGTTGCACTATCCCTAGCTGAGAACCTAGAGCCAGGTGGCGAGCTTGCCTCAACTAGAGAGCTACCAGACAACTACCGACCAGCACTTGCTGATGATGTCCCAGAGGGCAGAGCTTGTGGCAACTGTTTCTTTTTCAATGAGGACCGACTAAACCCAGAGGGTGACAAAGCTTGGTGTGAAAGATGGGATGACTTTGTTGAGGGTGGAAACTACTGCAACGCTTGGGAACCTGATGACAGCGATGATGATGATACCGATGATGACATGGGCGAGCTAAGAGCCATCAACCAGGAAGCACCTGCCTACATGAGGGCAGCAGCTCGGCGTGGACTTGAGTATTACGAGGAAGGTCTAGCTGGTGATGGTGTCACCGCTGGCACTATCCGAGAGGCTAGAGCTATGGCTCGTGGTGAGGTAAGCGATGACAAGTGGGTCAGGCTTGCAGCTTGGATTGCTCGACACCTTGTAGATCTCGACTCACCAGATGCAGACCCAGACTCAGACAACTACCCATCAGCCGGTGTAGTTGCACACTTACTTTGGGGATCAGGTCCAACCAAGAGAGCCGCACAACGCACCAAAGACTACGCTGATTCAGTCGTTGCTAGAATCAGAGCAGAGGAAACTAACAGCATGAGAACTAACAAGTGGCTCGATGTAGCCAGAGCCATCCAGCTAAAGATTGACGGCCCACAGCCAGAGTCTAAACAGCCAGAGGTAAGAGTCAACTCAACCAGCTTTGAGATTAGAGCTGAGGGCGATGGTATGAGCTTTACTGGCTATGCCTCGGTATTCAACTCACCTTCCGAGGATCTAGGTGGCTTTATTGAGTATGTTGCCCCTGGTGCTTTCAAGCGTTCCCTGCAATCTCGCAACGAGGTCAAGCTACTTTGGAACCATGACTCAGGTGAGCCACTAGCTTCACTTAGAGGTGGCACCATGCAGTTGGTTGAGGATGAGGTTGGACTAAGAGTCACAGCCCAGCTTCCAAACACAACCAGAGGCCGAGATGTTGCAGAGCTTTTGAGAACTAAAGTTATAGACTCAATGAGCTTTGGTTTCAATGTAATCAAAGACTCATGGTCAAGAGATGGACAGACAAGAACTTTGGAATCAGTAAGACTTTTTGAAACCTCGATTGTTAGCTTCGCAGCATATCCAGCTACAACAGCCACAGTCAGGTCTGCCCCACCAACTATCAACCCTGACGAACTTGCCGAGGCTTTACTAAAGCTAGAGTCAGGCGAGGAACTAGACCCTGAGAGTGCAGAGCTAATTACCAATGTGGTAAACAAGCTAAAGGCACAACCAGACCAAGAGCCAGTAATTGACAATGGCCTTGACCTGCTAGACCTAAAAAAGAAACAGTTTGACCTACTACTGAAAAGGATCTAAACATGGCAACCAAAGACGAAATCAAAGCAGCTATCCTAAAGTCCGCTGGCAACCCATCAGCAGGAATCATCAAAGACCTAGCTGAGGACTTTGCAACAGCAGTTTGGGAACTAGACAACACAAACTCAATCAACCCAGCCAAAGAGGTTAGGATTGTTGACAGTAAAGAAACTCGCTAACTCGTTTCTTTAGCCCCAGCTCGGTCCCCTTCCTGAGCTGGGGTTTTCTTTTACCTATAAACTTGTTGTTATCAGTTGAGTGTTAGCACCGCTGTATCTGTTGAGTGTCAGCACCGCAGGAACCCAATCAACTAACTATTAGGAGAATCATGTCTGACTTTATCAAGTCACAGATGGATGCTCGCAACAACCTCATCGCACAGGCTAGAGAAGTTCTAGACTTTGCTGAGGCTGAAAAGCGTGGCCTGTCTGCAGAAGAAAACCAGAAGATTGCTCGTATCGAAGCTGACATTGACTCAGCCGACACAGCTATCTCAACCGCTCGCTCTATCGCAGATCGTGAAGCTCGTGCTTCCGAGGCTGCTGCTTCATTCACACCAACCCCATCACTACCAGACAACTCTGATGAGGACATCCTTCGCTCAATCGCTAAGGGTGAAACTCGTGGCTATGACTTCATCAAAGAAGCTCGTACCCTTGTGCCATCTGCAAACACTGTTGGTCAGTCTTTCTATGACCAGGTATTCCAGATTGCACAGCTAGTTGGACCAATGCTTACCACCTCTGAGGTTTTCAACACTCAGTCCGGTGAGAACCTTGTCTTGCCGACAGTAACAGCCCTTTCAACATCAGGCTCAGTTGCAGCAGCAGGAACCATCTCAACCAGCAACCCAACATTCTCAAGCATTACTCTTGGGGCTACTAAGTACGCCGCTTTGGTCGCTGCATCCAACGAGCTAGTATCTGACGCAGGCTTTAACCTGACCCAGTACCTAGCACAGCAGTTGGGTACCAGCCTGGGACTTGCAGCTAACACTGCAATGACCACAAAGCTAACCTCAGCAGCAGGTTCAGTTGTTCAGGGAACTGCTAACGCAGCTACCTACGAGAACTTGATTGACCTTGTTTATGGAATCGCAGCAGGTGCTCGTTTGCTCCCAGGGCTCGGCTTCATGATGAGCAAGACTGGTATCGCAGCAGCTCGCAAGCTAAAGGATGGATCAGGTGCTTACATCTGGACCGACAACGCAGTTGTTGGACAGCCACCTACACTCCTCGGCTATCCCGTTTTCGAAAATCCGGACATAAGTGCAGTCGGATCAGCTACAAAATCGGTGCTTTTCGGACACCTACCATCGTTTAAGGTACGAGTCGCAGGTGGAGTACGAGTTGACCAGTCAACCGATTTCAGCTTTAACACAGACAGTACTTTTTATCGTGGAATTATTCGCCTTGATGGTGGATTAACTCACGCAACCCACATTGGATACTTCCAGGGTTCAGCTAGCTAGTAGCTAACAAAGCTGACAAGCCCCAAGCGTGTAGGTTCGCTTGGGGCTTGTCTTTTGCTAGGATTATGGCAACAGAGGGAGAACCTACCAATGGGCAAATCAGGCAACCCAGCCAGAAGTGAAAAACTAAAGGGTACTGTTTCAGTATTCTCAAACTCGCCAGGACAGCCAACCGGCTATGGCCAAGCTACCGATGCACTTGTCAAGCTACTAAAGCGACAAGGTGCCAATGTTGCAGCTCTAAGCAACTATGGGCATGAGGGCATCAACACAATTTACAACACAGAGTACGGCGAGATTCCTATCTATGCCAGAGGCTCAGAGGCTTACAGCAACGATGTTGCACCAGCTCACCACAAGCACTGGAAAGCTTTGAACGACAAGCAACCAGACTTGATGATTACCCTTTACGATGTTTGGGTCTTGAACTCTAAGGCTTATGACACTATCCCGATTGCAAGCTGGACACCGATAGACCATAACCCAGTCCCACCTGGTGTTTTGCAGTGGCTAAAAAAAGAAAATGTCACACCTTTAGCCATGAGCAAGTTTGGCCTAGATCAACTCAACAAGGCAGGTGTTGAGGGGCACTATGTCCCTCACAGCATTGACACCAAAGTATTCAAGCCAACCACTCACATCCTCGATGAGCTGGTGCAACAGTTTATGGGCTTTGAGGATGACCGCTTTGTTGTCGGTATGAACGCTGCTAACAAAGCATCTGGAATCATCCACAGAAAAGCCTTTGGCGAGAACATGATGGCCTTTGCAATGTTGTGCCGAAAATACCCTGATGCCATCCTTTACATCCACACCGATGCCAGCTCACAGCATGGTTGGAACCTCATGGCTCTAGGGCAGATGCTAGGTATCCCAACAGACAACATGGCTTTCCCCGACCCACTGTCTTACCGATACGGCATGAGCCAAGAGATGCTGGCAGGTATCTACTCATCCTTTGATGTCTTGCTGGCAACCAGTTATGGCGAGGGCTTTGGTGTTCCAACAGTCGAGGCTCAAGCGTGTGGTGTGCCAGTCATTGTGAGCAACTTTGCTGCCTCACCCGAGCTAGTTGGAGATGGTTGGGTTGTTAGTGGTCAGCCACTCTACGATCCAGCCCAGCACTCATTCTTTACTATCCCATCGGTGCCTGAAATCTTTGCTGCACTTGAGGAAGCCTACAAGCGTGGCAAGGGTAAGTCAGACAAGGCTATTGAGTTTGCCCAGCAGTTCGACCATGAAAAGGTTTGGAAAGATAACTGGATGCCAGTGCTTAGAAACCTACTAAAGTGATTGCTTGGATAAGCCACCATCTGCCTGAGTATTGGGATGGCAAGCTTGTCGGTGGGGCTGAGATGACCGATGCCACCTTGCTGGCCGATGCCCCTGTTGAGGTCAAGACCTTCCTGCCTAACCAGTGGAAAGAGGCAATGGACTATGACCAGATAGTCATTACTGGCACAGACTTACTTAGCCCTTATGCAATGTTGCAACTGGCAAAGAAAAAGCCTGTTGTTGCAGTCCATCACCAGCAGACCCAGAACGAGTACCGAGCCACACTTATCAACTCAGCCAAGACCTTTATCTGCCACACACCTAAGCACCTAGAGCTAGAGCTATCTTGGACCAGCCCTAAGTCAAGCACTTGGATCATCAGCCCTCATGACCCTAGCTTGTTTACTCAAAAGCCCAAAGAGGATTTTGCTTTGTGGGCTGCAAGGATGCATCACCAAAAGGGTCCAGAGGAAGCTAAAGCATGGGCATCAAACCAAGGCATCCCTCTAGTGATGATGCATGACAAGACAAGGGCAGAGGTGCTAGAGGCTATGAGCCGAGCCAGTCACTTTGTCTTTTTACCTAACGGCTTTGATGCCGAGCCTCGCACAATTATCGAGGCAGTCCTATCAGGTTGCCAGGTTGTCACTAACGACTTGGCTGGTGTCAGTTCGATACCAAACTGGCGTGACCCACAAGTCTTGACCGAGCTAATCACTAACTCTAAGGATTTATTTTGGCAAACAGTCCTACAGTAGGCATCTGCTCAAGTCTGTTTGGCACTGGCTACTCAGGCTTTTACCCTCGATGGTGGGCAGGGGTCAAGTCACTAAACAAGCAACCAGCCGAGATAGTTATTGTGCATGACCCTGACAACAAGGCTGAGGTGTTGGACTCTATCCCACAAGATTACAAGTCAATAACAAAGACAATAGAGATGACCGGCACTTACCCAGACTTTAGGCTTGCAATGTATAGAGGGCTCAAGACCGACTGGCTATCAGTAGGCGATGTTGATGACCAGTATCTATCAGGTGCCTTTGACGAACTAGATCAGGCTGATGCCGAGGGCTGTGACATCTACATTGACAAGGTGCAATTCAAGCATGACAGCTCAATCTTTGAGGGCACTTGGCAACCAGACCAGATACCTTACAGAATGACCTGCCCAGGCAATGCCCCTATCAAGCGTAAGCTCTATGAGAAAACAGGCGGTGCAAGAGGTGGCAGTTTCTACGATGACTGGGAGCTATACATCAGGTGTGTTGCTGCTGGTGCCAAGCCTTTTCACGCCTCAACTGTTAGGCTGATTCACGACCTCGGCCATGACAGAGTGACACTCAGCGGTGTCAACAGGCCAAGTATCAACGACAGCATCGGGCAAGATGCGATTGCCAGAGTTCGACAAGAGCTTGGCTTTTAGAGAGGAAACCATGAAGGTAGGAATCACAGGCGGTCAGGGCTTTATTGGCTCATGGGTTGCAGAGGAACTTGTCAGGCGAGGCCACTCGGTCTTGAGCCTTGACCACCGAGTACGCACTCACGCCGACAATGTAATGCTTGGAGATGTCAGGGATGAAACAGCAGTCATGGAGTTTGCTGCTCATGTTGACGGCATCATCCACCTAGCAGCAGTCTTAGGCACAGTCGAAACTATTGACCGACCCTTGCCAGCAGCACAAATAAACATTATTGGAACCCTCAATGTATTCGAGGCTGCTTCACGCTATGACCTGCCAGTTGTCTTTGCTGCTGTCGGTAATGCCAACATTGCTAGGGGAACCTACTGCATAACCAAGTCAGCCTCAGAACGCTTTGTCGAGATGTACCGAGAGGACCGAGGGCTTAGAGTCACAAGTGTCAGACCCATGAACGCCTACGGCCCAAGGCAGTCAGCCCCAGAACCTTATGGATCTGCAAAGGTCCGAAAGATTGTACCTAGCTTTGTTTGCTCTGCCCTAGCTGGTGACCCACTTATGGTTTATGGCGATGGCACTCAGGTCAGCGATTCAATCTGGGTGGGCGATGTTGCCAGAGTGTTTGTGACTGCCCTAGAAAAGGCAGCAGAGGGAATCATCCCAACCCACCCAATAGATGTTGGCAATGAGAACCCAACCAGAGTGCTTGATGTTGCCAATGAGGTTATCAAGAATGTGCCAGGTGCAACACTTGATACTGTACCGATGAGAGCTGGTGAACCCTTTGGTGGTGCAATGAGCACTCAGGCAGACTTGCTCAAAGTTGTCGAGGCAGTCAAGTCAGCTAACCCAAACCTTAGACCTGTGGATGTTAGGCGTGTTGTCCGAGAGCTTGGCACAGTAGTAAGTGCAGACATCTCAACCCTTGACTTTATAGGAATTGACCCAGCCAGTTTCAAACCATTATCCGAGGGCATTGCCGAAACTGTTGCTTGGTTCAAAGCCAACAGGGGCATTACTTGGGATACTTTTCAGCAAGTAGAATAGGACCACTATGGCAATCACAAATGGCTACGCCTCTTTAGCTGATGTAAAAGCAGCCCTCAGAATACCTAGTGCAGACACACTTGACGATGCTCTACTAGAAACAGCGATTGAGTCTGCCTCAAGGATGATTGACAGCTACACAGCTAGGACATTCTCCAACGCTGGAACTGCTGTTAGAAACTTTGCTGCTACCGATTCCCTCAACCTAATCATTGACGATGCGATCAGCGTGACCACAGTTCAATCAACCGATGAGATTGGTGACACCTACACAACTTGGGCTGCTACTGACTACCAGCTTGAGCCTCTCAACTCTCGCTCTGATGGCTTGTATATGCCATACACCGGAATCAGAGCTGTGAATGATTACACTTGGCCAGTAGTTGACCAGCAAGCACTTTGCCGAATCACCGCTGTTTGGGGTTGGGCTGCTGTGCCGACTGCTATCAAGCAAGCAACGATCATCCAGTCATCAAGACTTTTTAAGCGTTTGGATTCGCCCTTGGGGGTCCTCGGCATGGGTGACCTCGGGCAAATCAGAGTGAGCCGATACCTTGACCCAGATGTCGAGCAGTTGGCGATGCCTTTTAGAATCATGAGGAACTTTAGCTAATGAGCATCACCCTAATTAGGGAAGCCCTAGCTACCAACCTTGCAACCATCTCTGGACTACGCACATCCGCTGATGTGCCTGACCTACCTAACCCACCTATTGCCATTGTTGCTTTGAGATCTGTCACCTACGATGGAGCCTTCAATAAAGGCATGACAACTTACAACTTTGCAGTGACAGTCATTGTTGGCAGGGCTGCCGAGCGTGTGGCACAAAGCAGGCTCGATGCCTACATCAGCACAGGGGCAAGTAGTGTCAAAAGTGCAGTAGAATCAGATAGTACTCTCGGTGGCAATGCCTACGACTGCCGAGTTGTTTCAATGGACTCAGTTGGTTCATTGAGCATCAGCGACACAACATACCTGGCTGCCGACTTTACAGTCACAGTCATAG